GCCGTGGTGCCCACATAGATCGTGAATGTGATCTCTGAGCCGGTCGGGGCGGCCTGCACATAACCCTTCACGTCGCCGACGGTAACCGGGCCATTCAAATACAGGGGCTGGGCGGCGTTGGATTCGACGCCGAGCGTGCCCTGCATCTGAAACACCAAGCCGGCGACCTTCGAGAGTCCTTCCGCGCCGAAGACCCAGTCCTCGCGGATCGGCGCATCGCCGTCGGGCGACTCGTTGCCGTTCACGTCCACGGTGTAGCCTGCGATCACGAGGGCCTCGTCCACGAAATTGCCGGTGGGCATGTTGATCGTAGTCACCGCCAGCGGGTTGCCGTTATCGAGCGAGGTCGTATCGCAGGAGTAAGGCCACGTCGGCTCCTCGATGATCCACACGTCGCCGGGGTTGATGACCATCGGGAGGTCCCAGGCGATGGTGGTCGCCGTGTTCGCGACGATCCTCCGGGGCGGCGTTCCGCGCGAGACGCCCTTGATCACTCGCACCAGGCTGCCCACCTCCGCGCTGGGCGTCATGCCGCCGGGATAGGCGATGTTCTGGCACCCGGAGTCCGTTATGGAGGTGGGGTTGGCGGAATTCGACGCGTCGGCTTTATACCGGATAACCAGGCAATCGCCCGCCTGCACAATGCCATTCGGGTCCGGCGTGACGCCGATGGTGCCCGTGGTCTGGTCCCACGAAGTGATCGTCCCGCTGAAGTATGGCGTGGCGCTTTCCGGCCTGCCAATGATCGAGATGATGCGGCCCACCGGCGTGAACGAAGGATTACTGGATGGCGGGCTGCCTTTCAGGTAACCGACCACGAGCGCCCCGGTTGAGACGCTATCGACGGGCGCGCCGATGATCCCGCCATGAATCTCATGCTTGGCTTTCAGCCGGATCTTGCTGACATACGGCGACGGCAGGGCCCACGTCGAGCGCACAAGCGGCCCGCCGAAGGTGATCGATCCAGGCGTGTACGTGTTATTCGGACCCGCAGTCAACGCTCCAGTGGCCTGCGCGCAGATCAAATCGTCCTGCGTTGCGACGAACAACACGTAGGAAACGAGGCCCGCGACCGCCGGCCACGTGACGCCTTCCAAGGTGAACGTGTCCGTGCCAGGGGCCGAGGTTCCGATGATGGCGATATTCGACGGAGCCGAAGGAAGCCCGCTTGAATCCATCGCGCAGATGGCCACGCGCAGCGTCACGTTGGCCGGCAGCGATCCGTCCATCGCGGACTGCGAGATCGATCCAATTCCGGGCGCGCCAGCGCCGGTGGCGCTAAACTCATTCACCGGCAACTTCCCGGTCACCACCAAGTTCGCGAGCATACTGCCGTCGGCCATCTGCGCGTAAGACTGGTTGGTATCGAAGGTCCATTCGCCCGGAAACAGCGCGTCATTCGCCGCCGCCTGCACTTGATACGGCGCCCACGCCGGCCCGAGCGGCGTGGGGTAGAACAGCACGGGCAGGGGAGCCGGCGTCACGTCCAACGGCTTCGGCCCGACCGTCAGGTCGTACATCGACGGCGTCACGGTCCGAGCCGTGATGTCGATGGACCAGTCTTTGTTCAGCCGCCAGGACTGGATGCGGAAGTCGCCGTACCCACCGGGGACGTCGGGGTGAGTCAGCGAAACCACCTGGCCGACTTCGGTGTTGAGCGCCAGGACCGTTGTCCTCCAGGATGCGTTCCGGGCGTTGCGCCACTCTGCCGGGTTGATGCCGCCGATCTCTTCGCGGGTTCGAACGGCTGCCAAACGCAGAGCCTGAGACAGAGTGGCGCAGCCCACCAGGTGCTGGCGCGCGGTGAGGGGGGCGGCGGCGCGGCCGTAATACGAGGCGTGGGTCTTGTCCTGATATTCGGCGGTGTTGGCCTGATACTGATACGCCTGGTCCGCGAAATCGACGATCAGGTGCTCGAAGGAGGCCTCGATAGGTTCAAGGCGCAGGCTCTGGAGGAGCATATTACCGAGGGTGAACGCGTCCGTGGCCGAAGCGTTGATCCGGCACCCGAGTTTCAGCTTGCCGAAGTCCCAGGTGAAGAAGCCCAACCCACACGCCAGAATCTCCGTGAGCCAATCGCGGAAGGGTTTCTGTTGCGCCAGCACTCCCTGAAAGCGGAACTGCTTCTCGAATACGTCGGAGGTGATAATCGTCGCGTGGGCGGCGGCTCCCTGCCCCGCGCCGCTGTCTGCTATTGACACGTCGGGGGCGCTGGTATATCCAGATCCGGAGGCCGCCAGTTGAATCTCTGTGATGACACCATCCACAACGGTGGCGTTCGCTGTGGCGCCGTATCCTCCCCCGCCGTTGAGTCCCACCGTCACCGTGTTATAGCCGGCGCCCGGTGAATCCACCACGATGGCATCCACCACGCCGTTAGTCAGCGGTCCCAAGACCGGAGTCACCAGGTCGTCGGCGATTTCCGCGGTGCCGCTGCCATCGCCGGCGAACAGCGAGGCCAGAACGAACCTGTCGAGTTGCGCTGCCGATGTGGCGCCGGATAGTCCCAGCGCGCGCAACAGGCAGTTGACCGCGATCCAGAACGGGTTCGTCAGACCGCCGACCGCCGTGCGTGCGCCGGTTTGATCCCAGATCCAGCCGGTGAGCCCCTGCCTGATCGGTACCTGCATCTGGTGCTGATCGGTGGTAGTCGGCTGAATGCCCTTCTGATCGGCGCGCCGGATCTCGACGAAGGCGGTCCCGGCGGCGCGCTGGTCGCCAACGATAGCGCCGCCAGCGCTGAGCAGGAACCGGTCGTCGGTGGCGGATTGGTCGGTGGGGTCGGTGCCCAGCGATTCCCGAAGCCCCAGCGTCCAGTTGTTGGTGACCACGTTCATGTTGCCATCGACGGTGAACCCGTGGGGCGTCTGCCCATCGAGCATTGGGGCGACGATGTAGCGGTACCCGTCGGCGTTGGCGTGCACCGACATGCCTTCAAACGCTCCGATGGGGCCTGCGCCGACGATGCCGATGGCATCGTAAAAGTCCGATTCGTCGCGCCCATCCGAAATCATGGCGGTAACCCAAAACGCCTTGCCCGGGTCGCCGTCGTCGTTGCACCAGATCTCCTGGAGCGCGTTGCCCCAGATGCTGTCCGAGATGATCGATGTCGCGGTGACTGCGCTTCGCCCGAAGCCCCAAGTGCCGGTGGAGTTGTCCTTGATGTTCACGCCCTGCGGCTGCGCCGGGTGGCCGCCGAACCATGGCTGCATGCCATGCACGCGGCACCCGTTGGTAGAGTCGAAGTAGTAATCGCAGAGGGCAGGGTCGCCGCCCGCAGCGGTCACCGCGGTCGAGCTGGCGCCCTGGGTGGCCCACGGACAGGCGATCCCGTCGTTGTAGGGCTTCCAACACTGCCGCGAGATCACGCGCGCGGGGTACATCTGCGTGAGCTGGTACAGCCCATCGCTCGCGCGCACACTGAACTGCGCCGAGCCGTCCGCGACGAAGCCGACGATGAACCCCGACCACAACTGGAGCAGGATGCCGGAGTTGACGTGGTAGAGCGAAAGGTCGATCTGCGCGTACTTGAGATCCGTGTCGTTCGCGAGCGCGGTCATGACGCGGTCCGCGTTACCGAAGGTGAACTGGACGTTGTCGGCGGCGCCCTTGATGTCCTGCGAAATGATCGCGTCGGAACCGGGCTCGCCCAGGCCGAGCACGCGTGGCAGGTAAAGCTGGCCCCCGACCGTGCAGCGGCGGTCGGAGAGATAGATATCGGCCACGGCCTGCTCGCGCACGCGGATGCGAACCAGCGGAATGATCTGCTGAACTTGGCTCAGGAGGGCCGTTTGGAGGGCGCTGGAGGGAAACCGCAGGCACGTGGAATTGACGGGATATGTGGGCGCGGCGGCGGGATTGGGGACCTCGACGAACGTCATGCCGACCTGGCAGGCGGTGACGAGGTACTGAATCGAGAGCGGCGCGTATTCCCAGGTGACCTTCGTGGCAGTGGCCGTCTGATCCGGATTGGGCGCGTTGTAGGTGAACGACTTCCACGAGCCGCCGACCGCCTCCCAGAAATTGGCGAGCGTCGTCCGGTCGCGCATGTTGAGGTTCTGCCTGCGAAACGTGAATTTGCGCGGGCCGAGCCCCACGGCATACCGCTGCTCCAGTTTCGCGTCGAGCGCGCCGAACTCGTGCACGACGACCTGGCAGTCCTGGGTCATGCCAAACCCGGCGTCCGGCTTGAGCGGGAACATCAACCCGGAGTCGACCAGGTCGGGGACGGCAACGCGGCCTATGGAATCGGACATGGCGGGATTACGCGACTTCGATCAATTCGAGTTGCTGGACGTCCGTGCGCAAGAGACCGGTCGTCTGCGACCAGTTGCACCGGAAAACCACGGTGTACCGGCCTGCCGTTGCCGCCCCGGTTCCGTCGTACGGTCCCTCGGCGAAGTTATAGAAGTAGAATGGCGACGCCTGATGGGCCGCCCAAAACGCCTGCAACGTGGCGAGCGCGGCGGCAGTCAGCCGGCGCGACAGCTTGAACGTGCGCCGCGACGTCGCCGCGAGGCGCGAGCGTTCCGTCGTGCCATCGTGGTAGGTGGCTTGGAGTTGCACGAACTCCCGCGACTCCGCGAACGCGGTGCAGAGGCCGTACGGTAGCACTCCGGACGGGGACGCGGATTGCACGTTTGCTGGCATGACATTATTCGGCTCAAACTTCTCGCGGAAATGTTTCGCGGGGCCTTGCTTTCTGGCACTGGCTAAGTGATGCCGCTACGAAACCACCAACCCCGGCTGCTGCATCATCGCCGAATTTTGCAGGCGCCCATTACTACCGGCGGCAGCGCTCGACCACTGCGCCTGCACGAATTGCGGCGTCACAACCTGGCCCGCGACAAACTGCGCGGCGCCTTGGCCGGAGACGTTCACCTGTAGTGTCATGGGCGTGGCCGTCGGATAGCTTCCGGTCTGGTATCCGCCCGCCACGGGCAGGTTGCTCTGGTACGTATATGGCTTGCCATTCTGGTACGTGGCTTCCTGGTATAAGCGGCCACCAGACTCCGCGAGGCTGGCGCCGTACGGCGTGGTGGCGGACAGGGGCATCTTCTGCCCGGTGGCTTCCGAATACAGCATCAGCATCTTGCGCACGTCGGGATCGCGGATCGCCACGCCGACGTTGCCAGCGTATTTCTGCTGCGCTATGCCAACGATCTGCTTCGCCATTGAGTTGTCGATACTGACCGAGTAGATTTGCCTGGCGAGGCGCTTGGCCTGGTTCTCGGGGGACTCCACGCCCGCCAATTTCTCGCCTACCCCGATGAGCGCCCCGACCGCGCCTCCAATCACGGCCCCGATTGGGCCACCCTGCTGGAACCCAATCATCGCGCCCCTGCCGGCGCCCTCGGCTATGCCCTTGTTCGTGCCGCGATCCTGGCCGAGCAATCCGCGCTCCGCCAGCATGGATCCTCCCGAGAACAGCGCGGCGCCGGCCACCCCGTTGACGCCGGTTATCTTTCCCTCCCCGGTTTGCACATCAGACCCGTTTTCGTCCGTTCCGTACGTCGGACCAGATCGCGTCAGCCCACCCCATTTGACGCTCTTGAGGTTCTTGAGCGTTCCAGCCCAGCCACCGCCAGATGCGCCGGTGGCGCTGCCCTGGCGGCCGGCGCCGAGGATCGTAGCCAACGGA